GGTGGTCGTTGATTTGGTAGATTTAACCACGCGGAGGGGAGCCTCTGCAATGGCGTCAATCATACCGCGCTTTAGCGCTTCGTCTGCCAGTAGTGTAGCACCCTGGCCGAACTCGGCGTTAACTTTTTCCGGCGAAGTGCTGCGACCGTCTGCGATCGACTCTACAAAAAGCGAGTGCATGGCGTCGAGTTCTTCACGGATTGCAGCCAGACCCGACTCGGTGGTCGGGTCTGGCCGTTTCTTTGGGGCGTTCGTACTGGCGATATCGACGACCGTATCGTCGACCTGGAACGAGCCGACGACGCCAATAGAGCCGACGCGCGCGGCGCGGTTCGTGGCGACGATCTCGTCCGCCTGGCTGGCCAGTGCGTACGCAGCCGACGCGGCCTGGTTCGAAACCACGGCGCGCAAAGGCTTACTAAAGGATTGAATCGCGGCGATAGCGTCGAAGAGCCCGTCGAAGTGGCCGCCGGGGCTATCGATACGCAGCTCGGCTCGTTTTACTTCGGGGTTCTTATCGGCTTCCGCCAGGGCCGAGATTATCTCGGGATAGGTCACATTACCGCCGCCGAAAAGCATAGCGATAAAGCTCGGGGATTTAGTGATTACGCCAGAGACGCTAATCTCTGCGACGTCTCCCGCCATTGTCAAAACGCGAGAAAAGTCGCCGCCTTCCCCCAGGCCGTAACGGGCCTCGTAGGCGATCTGCTGTTCGGCAGTGGGCAGCACGCCGTTATGGTATGCCTGCTCGATTGCCTGCTTTACTGCTAGTGCTAATAGCCACATTTTAATAGTCTCCTGTTTGCATGTTACCGCGCTTTATGTGTGCGGGTAAACACATAGCGGATGTCGTACACTGAAAGATTACCATTCGCTCTTATGTAAACGGTGCCGCCGTTTTGCTCCCACGTACCTAGAGTGTACCCCACCACTGTAAAATTAACGGATCGGACTTGCCCCTGCCCTTTAGGGAACGAAACGATGCGCCGGTAAAGCTGCCCTACCGGCGCGCCTATGTCTATCCAAACCTCTACATATGTGGTAGAAGCATCGGTCGGTACGGCTTGAAAATCAACAGTAATTGCAAGGCCGTCTCCGTTGCGGCCAGTTATCTTACCATCTTTGTAAAACTCTACCCCCAACGGGGCCTGGGATTTGGGGCCCGCTAAACCGTCGTTCGGTAAAATGGTATCTGTATTCGGGAGCACTAAGAAGGGGGTCCCCGCCGTGTATTGTGTGTCCGCATAGTCGGCCCACCCCAGAAGTTCAAACGGGGGGAGGGAGCGGGTGCCACCGCCGGCACCCGCGCCGCCCAGAGACGGGAACGCGATCTGGCCGACTTTCTTCTTAACGCCGTCCAGCCAGATAAACAGCTCGCGGCCGTTTAGCTCGACTTTGGTAATTTTGGTACCGTCCTTGCCGTCTTTACCCGGGTCGCCCTTGTCGCCTTTCGGGCCGGGTAGTCCTGGGTCTCCTTTGTCTCCTTTCTCCCCGCGCTGGGCCACGATACGGCCTGCCAGGGTCTTTACGTCTCCGATCCAGATAGCCAGCATATTACCGGGTTCTACCTCGGCGCGCGTAACGCTGTCGCCTTTAGGGCCCGGCAGGCCGTCTCGGCCGTCCCGTCCTGGCAGTCCCTGCGCGCCACGCTCCCCGGTCTCGCCTCGGTCGCCTTTTCCGCCCGGTTCTCCTGGAACTCCTGGGGCGCCGTCGCGACCGTCCCGAGCTACTGCCCGGATTTTCTCGACCTGGGAAAGCCTGGCCGCGAGGGTCTGTACTTCGTCGCGCAATTTAAGCGCGAACTGCTTAAGCCTGTCGTCTGCCATCGTCCAGATACTCTTCGAGCTGTTCGTCCAGTTCGTCCATGCGATCGTTAAGGGCTGTTACGGCCTGGTCGACTTGCTGGCCTCCGAATTCCTGTTGCAGTTCCAGCATGGGCCGAAGGGCTTCGGCTTTCTGCAGGTTCTCACGGCGCAGGCGCTTAATGTTTTTCGAGAACTTGGTCCCGGTGGTTATACGTGCTTCGCGTGCATTGGTCGACCAGCCCTCGTCGACCAGCATCTTAGACCCTTTGGCCTGTTTCAGCATATCGGTAGACGGTTTTATCGACCCGTACCAGTCGACGCAGACCCAGGCGGCCAGTATGTCGTGCTTAGCCGGGTCTCTCCACGAATCCAGCAGGCCGGGCGCGTTAATTTTGCCCAGCAGCGCTTCGCTTACGATCCATTCTACGTATATCGGGCTACAAAATTGCTCGCCCCAGTCCGACCAGACTCGGTTAAGGTAAATCTTAAATTCGTTAATAGCTGCCTGGCTGGCGCTGTAATTATTTGAAAAGGCAAGGCGCAGAATTTCCGGCGGTACTTCGTTCGCCCAGGCTACGGCCTGGATTATGGCCTCTTCGAACGTGCCGAAGTTTACGTCGGTACCTTCGCCGCCCTTCGTTACCGGCTCTTCGCCTTCCTGTAACTCGTCTATTACCAGACCCGGTATATACTTGGCCAGGTTAAAGCGTCGGGGGGTGTTGCCGGTAGTGTTGTCCGATACGTCGACCTTATCTCGGCGAACTGCAGCGCCTGCCATTGGCAGCGTGCCTGGTTTATCGGCCGTCTTCTTAATGAACATGGCCAGGATTGAGTTAATAACCGCTTTACGTTGTACGCTATCGCGGTACCGATCGATCTCTTTAAGGGATTGCAGAACGATAGATAACAGCGGCTGGCCGCGCACGTCGTCCAGGCGTTTTTCGGTGCCGAACACCAGCCACGCCAAACGGCGGCCGGACTTTTCGCCCCATGCTGGGAGACGTTTAAAGCTGCCGTCTGTCTGGCGCACCCAGTATGCCGTCTCGCGGCCCTGCTGGTCGAACTCGACGCCATGCTTAACGGTGTTACCTGCCCGTAATTCGGGGGTATTGCCTAGTGGGGTCTGTACCGCCCCGCCTTTAATCAGTTGAACCATAGGCAGGCGGGTACGTGGATTCTGCCGAAGTACGACCAGGACGTCGCCTTCGATAAGCGCTTCCATACGGGCGGTACGCTGCAGCGCGCCGAATGTGGAGCTTTTCTTCCAATCGCATACCTGGGGACTTTTCCCCCAGAGGCCGAAACGGTTCTCGACCAGTTCGGACCAGTCGGTAAGGCTGTCTTCCTGTAGCCCCAGTATCTGTTCGTCCGGTGCGGCTTCGGGCGTTAACCCGGTATTAATTTCGTTTGTGATAAGACGCCGGATAAGGCCCTTAGCGTAAAGATTCTCGTTAAAGAGCTGCGCCGATCGGGCGCGCAATGTCCAGTAGTCCACGGTCTGGACCTGGGTATCGCCGAAACCTCCGTAGAACTTACCACCGTCGTAGACCGACCATTCGAAATCGGAGAACGCCGTCTGGCCTGCGTAGGCGAACGGACCCAGGTCGTCGATAGATAGGACGGTCCCGTCGGTGCTCAATGCGCCGGGGGTGGGACCAAAAAGATTACGAAAGGTATCTAAAATACTCACCAGCCGGGCCTCGCTGTTATGCTCGAACCGTATAAACGGGCTTCGAGAGTTGCTAATCGATTATATAGGCTATCGAGCTGCGAATTTAGGCGCACCACGTCCAAACGGGTGACGGTCTGCCTGGTTTGCCCCGTATCTATCGAGTACTGGGTTATGCCGGCCGTAGTCAGTGCCGTAATGGCGGTTTCATAAGCCACAATCTCGGCTTTAACTGCTGCGATTCGTTCCTGTATAAACGTTCGGTCCATTGCCTGTGCGCCCGGATTTAAAAAAAAGTGCGGTTGCGTATGACGATTTTTACGTGTTTCTTCACTGGCCCTTTGATGCCGCCGCACCGGCGCTCGCAGGATCATACGCATTAAATTGAAAAATAGAGCTGTTCGCGTTCAATGTAGTCGAAAAACTGCCCCCAGTCAATCGTATCTAGTTCGAACTGCTGAATACAGACCGACCAGGCCAGGATTTCGCAGGCCGCATGCGACGCGACGAGTACGTCCCATAATTCGTTACGCGCATTACCTGGGCGGTGCCAGTAATGGCTTACCTGGCCGCGCTCGTCTGTCCTTTCTCGCCGGACTTCGACCGTAAGTTCCTTAAGCGCCTTGTCCGGTAAATCGATCGGGGCGTTAAAGTGGTACCGCTTCTGCTCGCCCGCTTCTTCGATCCATTCGCGGCGGAGAACCGGGGCCAGGCGGTCCTTATAGTGGTCCACCAGGATACGGAACCCCGTAGTACCTTGCTGGGTCTGGTACTCGGCGAATTCCTTAATACTTTGGTACTTTGCTGGGCGGTCGCGACCCAGGCTCGGGAATACCCCGGACGAATACGAGCTGCAGAACGTTACGACGGTATCGGCTTCGTAGCCGGCGTCGATCAGGGTAAGCGCGATACTGTACCGCTTACCGTCGTCCGCGGTGTAGACCGTTTCTTCCAGGAGTTCCTGCAGGCGCCCCCATACCGGGCTGGTTATGTCACTGCAGACGGGCTCGCCGTCGGCACGTTCGAAGCGCCAGTAATCGATAAGGTAGCAGCGCATATCGCGGCACCACCCGAGCACCCCCACGGCTAAGTTACTATCGTGTACGTCCACAAAGCAAGTAAGAAATAAAATAGGCGACCCGGAGTACTTCTTCGCGTACTCGTTCGGTATCTCGCCGAGACGATAAGCGGCGCGACGGTGGCCAGATACTGCCGTAAAGTGGACCTTACCGCCCATTATCTCGAACGCCTCGCCCAGCACGTTATTATAAAAAACCTGGAACTTACCGGGGTCCAGTACCTGCTTAGCGCCAGGGTCGAAGGCTTCCAGGTAGTCGACCACGTTCTTAGACCAGGGCCGGAACCCGAACGGCGAGTAAAACGCCGGCAAGTGATACGAACGGATACCAGGGTCGGTCGGTTTCGCGGTGGGGTGCCAGTGGGCGCCCTCTTCGGAGGCGAATAGCTTCTCCTTATCCGTCTCGTAGTGGGGATGGCCGCACTCCTTACAGCAGTACCGCACGGATTCCAGCAGCAGCTTACCGTCTTCGTCGAAGTCCCAGCGGAACCCGCCGGGCGTGCCCTGCCATTCCATGCGTATTTCTTGCGGAGCGTTACACGATCGGCAGCGGATACGGTAGACGCGCTGGTCTCCCCGTAAGAATGCCTTATCGATCATACTCGGCTTTTCGGTGGGGGTGGAGCCGCGCAGAATTTTACGGACCGACCAGTACGCCGAAGCCCGGTCGTCGGTAAGGCTGTCCGGGTCCCCGTCTTTACCGATCAGGGAGGGCCAGCCGTCCACCTCGTCCTTAAGCAGTACCGGCATGGAGAACTGGCGCATTTTTGCCGCGTTCTTCGCGCCGTTGTAAATCAGGAAGCCGCCGCCGTCCCACTGCAGGTTACCGTCGGTCTGGCCAGTCTTCCGGGTGTTCGTTACGTCGGCCGATCGTATGCGGTGCATCATATCGGATTCGGTAAGCATGGGTATTATGTTGTTCTCGATACGGGCCTTAGCCAGTTCCTTATCGGCCGTAATGTAGAGCACTGGCGCGGTGGTAATGTGGCCAATGTAGTAGAAAAGCACAGATTCGAGCAGGGTCGTATATCCGGTCTGGACCCCTTTCTTAAGGTTCACTTCCCGCACTGGGCTATAGGGGTCGAACGCTTCCAGAATTTCGCGCAAGTATGGGAACAGGTCGTAACGGATAAAGCCAGGCCGTGGGCTTACACCCTGGGGCAGATATCGGTTAGCCTCGTTATAGGTTACCGGCGTGGCGCGCGCGATCGCGTCGGCCATGTTCGCTACACGGTCGACGAGCCAGTCGCGCCCTATGTTATCAATCGACTGTGACACTCGCCAGGTTCCTTTCCACTTTTGCCTTAACGGGTCGGATAAACGAGCCCACCACGTCCGAGACGTAGGTCTCGATCTCCTGTTCGCTTATGCCTGCCTGGTGCTTCGCCAGGACTGCTGCCGTAATGGCTTTGGCGCCGTCGGTCATAAGCCGGACGTGCGCCGAGTTAAACGGGTCGATAACCCCCACCTCGACGAGCTGGCGGGATATCAGCTTACCCATAGACTGGGCGTTCTTAATTCGTTTTTCGTTTACGGCCTCGATCTCCTTAAGAGCTCGCAGCCAGTCCAGGAACCGGTACCCGGTGCCGAACTTCTCGATAAGTTCGCGCAGAGACAGGTCGGCCAGCCCTTCGATATCGTCCGGTACCTCGACCAGTTCGTTATCGTCGTCCCAGCTACTCTTCCGGCCTTTGCCGTGCTTACGTGGTGCAGCTTTTGGCGGTGGGGGTGGTGGCGGACTGGTGCCAGTGGGACCTGGCGCGGTCTTTTCTTGCTGGTCGGCCGGTACGTGGCCCGTGGCCCGCAGTTGGTCCAGTATCGTACAGGCGCGAGCGTACCCCACCCGTAACTGGCGCTGGATATTCGAAGCGGTCCACCGTCCGGTGCTGCGGCATGTTTCCAGGGCGTTTTCGAATAGCGCGTCGACGCCCGGGGCCGGTTCTTCTGGTCGGGGCTCCGTCTTCTCGCGCAGGTACTCCTGGGCTGCTGGGTGGTTAAGGTCTATACGCCCTCCGAATACTGCGGCCTCTCCGCGGCCGTTGCAGAACTTGGTCACAGTGCAAGCAGCAACCCCGCACATTTTGGCGAATTCAGACTTAGAAACGACTTTTTTACTCATAGTAGTAGCATAGCTGCGATTCCCTCCCCAGTAAAGCGCTGGTAAAGCTCAGGGTTTGTGCGAGGGTCGCGCGGCCGAATCAAAAC